TTTCTTCACGGGATTCGATACGACAAGTAAAGCCACCGCTCAAGCCCTTGCGCTTACCGCGCTCGGCAATCTTTTGAGCCTTAGCAAGAGTTTTCTCCACATTGACGCTGGAGATTCTAAACTCTCTCATCTTGCCCTCCTCTCAGGACAAGGCAAGTATATCACAACTGGGGTTAGGAATTCTCTCTTCTTAGGCGCTCTTCTTGAATCATTCCAAGGGTCAGGAAGTAGCCAATCCCATCCACCACCGTATCGGGCTTAGATTGATTGACCTCTCGGGCTATCTTCATGCCGACCATACAAAGGGCAACCTGCTCGGCAGAAACCTCACAGCCGAGGATTACAGACCATATCTTTGAGGCTCGGGTGAGATTATCCAAAGGATGTCCATACGCGTCCTGACGGTCTCCTGAGACCAATTCAGCGGCGTATAAAGCGATGTCCCTTGGGTCATTCATAAGAGTTGGATGTCCGAGACTCCCTCGCTCGACACTAGGAATGTCAGAACACCCACATCCGCAATTTCCCCCGTCGATTGTCTCCACCACACGCTTCCCCCGTCGAGGGCTGGTGCTTGTAGCCATTTGACTCCTCCCCAATCTGCTAGACGAAATGAATGATAATGTCCAGTAACCAAAATGTCACAATCTCCGATTGCTTGGCGTCCTAGAGTTTGGTCAGCAATCCAACGACGAAGTTTGGATTCAGGGCTTCCTGAACTGCGAGCAAGATGTCCGTGAGTAATTCCAATAATCTTTCCATGAACCTCAACGGTCAAACTCAACTCATCGGTTGGAATAGCAAAACGGATATGACCGTAGGCTTCAGGATTGGCTTGGAAGATTTCTGCTACTGATTCAACTAAGGCAACATCATCATTGTCATTGAGGGTTGTAAATGCTTTTCCGTTCTTACGGTTCTCGCCATGATTTCCGCCAATCGCCGCAACTGTTATATCGGGAACAATTTTTGACCAACGAATAAGAGCATCTCTCAAAAGACGACGAGCAATCTTTACTTGGTCTCTTCTATCAACTTCAACTGTGAAAGTTTGAATGTCGTAATGACCATCGCATCCTTCAACTAAATCTCCAAGACAGAGGACGGTGATTGAATCAATCGGGCGTCCTATCTTCTTCAACTCTTTGATTCTAAATTCAACATCATCAATAGCCTGAAGCCATCGTCCAACTAAACCTTTGAGACCGTCTCCATCTCTTTTACCTGTTTGCCAGTCTGAAGCGCATACAACAAGACTTGCTCCACCTGTGATTGGTTTGCGCTCGCGTGGCTTATGTTTCTTGATTTCTTGGATAAGGGCTTCAATATCGGCAACTTCTTGTTTGCCCTTGCGAACTACTTTGCCCTTCCATTGACGATTGAGAATTCCTAAAGTATCGCCCCACACATTGAAAAGAACTGGTTCTACTACTTGAAAATGCTCGGGGTCTAATCCCCACATTCGTAGAACTCCCGACCAATCAGGCGCGTTATCGCCCTCCATTGGTTGAGTTGTGACTGTTCCTTCTTCACCTTGCCAAGTAACCCCAGGCAACCATTCAGCCTGTCTTTGTCGAGGTTCAGTCTTTTGAACTGAATTCATCTCGGAAGTCTTGAGAAGATTATCTAAAGCATCGTCAAGATTCATTCGGACACTTACACCCGTCTTTTCCTATTAGCCTTCGCCGATGCCTTCTAAGAACATCACTAGAAGATACTTGAAGCCCATAGGCTAACATAACCTCAGCAAGCCGAGCAGAATTTACTTTTTCATTCTTCATAATTTGAATAAGTTTGGAACGAATTGGTTCATCTAATTTTGAAACTAAAACTCCAACTGAGCAACCACCTTGCTCGCGTCCAATACCAACTAAAGAATCTAAATCTTTGAAGAAGTTATCCTGATTTATTTTTGGACTTACATCTTGGGCATCGGATACTCCACGGGCGCGTCGCGCTTTCGAAGAGGAGCCTGTCACATTTCCAGCATCGTTGGAACTCATCGGTTGTTGCGTTTCTGCCATAAGGGTCTGCCACTCTCTCTTGGGGAGCCGTTGGCTCCTCGTTTACATTCGCACTAGACATCGGAAATTCACCGAAATTAGTGGACGATATTTGGGGTCTACTCCTAACTGGTTTACTGAACCCATTGGTTCAATACGCATAATATGTACTCCCGAGATTGTAGTTTCAAGCACCGACGCGAGTAAAACTCGGATATTTTCTGCTTTGTCTCGAGCCGTTGGATAATCTTCGCGTGAGGCTCGGCAGATAATTTGAAGCATTGGATAGTCAATGCGTATGCCACCTGACCCCATAGTGAAGGTCGGTGAACTACCAGCGTTCTCATAGATTGCTACACAAGCATCAGGGGTCTCGGGCAAGGTGCCTAGGAATATGTTTGTTCCAAGGGTGCCTTGACTATTGGTGACTAGATAATCACCGATAGATTCAAGAATCGTTGCCATTAGCCCTTACTGCCTTTCTCTATGATGTCGATAATTCTACCCTTGATGCGTTCCTGTAACCCGTTCATGGATTCCATAAGGGGTTGCTCAAGATACTTGGCTTGGGTTGGAGGATTATGATAATTGCCGATGATTTCATGAACATATAAAGCATAAGGCGCGGCTGGACCTCCATAGAAAATATCTACGAAATAACCTTGGTTTCCCATTTGAGGAGCCGATACTCCACCCGACCCACGCAATACTCCAGTATCTACTGGAACTAAAATCTGAGATTTAGCAAAAATAGTGTTTGCCTCTTCCCATATTGCTTGGGCTACGGCTTGGGGGCTTCTATCTTTACCATCTTTGAGCGCTTTGATAAGTGCTTTATCCCCTTCAAGGTCGAAGGAGATTCCCATTTTAGAAGCCATGATTACCGCCCAAATCGAATGACGGTGTGATGGTCTCCATTTTCATCCTTGATATTGTCTATCGAATTGATGGTAAAAGTGTCCGTCCCTACCACCATCTTATGATTGACGGTGATTGAAATGTATGGTCCGTATGTAATGAAACGACCAATATCTACAACTTCTGTTCCTTGAACATCTCTTGACTTTACCGTGTCATAAATTAGGCGACCAGTAATTGTGGTGCCTGATGCTGAAAATGTTGTCTTATTGTATTTATCTACTGTGGATTTTGGATAAAAAATAGCCGAGTCTGTCATGAACTCCGCGACTTTGGTATAGATAGCGTCCATGGCTATCCCTACTCAACTATGCGTTTGTCTTGGACATTATTTGGATTATCGTGAATACCAGCATAAAAGTCGGTATTGAAATCATCCACAATTCTGTCATTTGTAGACTTGAGAGCCTGAGCATTTACGAATGGTCTTGGAGGGGACTTACGCATCTGACGACGAATCAAACTTTCAGCCAATTCTTTGTAATGGGTAACCTTGGATGAATAAGACTCGGATACAGAAATATCGCCAACGCTCTTAGAACTGCTATCGGCTAAACGGCTAAAACGAGCAATAAGGATTTCGGCACATTCACGCGCCGCGTTATAGGCATCCCCACTCCATTCGCTGATGACATAATTCAATTCCTCATCGCTAAATAGCGCATCGGTTGAATCAGTATCGTTGAGGAGAAAACGCACATAATTTCTAGTTGATGTGCTTGGGTCTCCCGAATAGGTGAAAGTCATTACATTCCACCAAGCATCATAAGATTCATTTTAGCCTCAGCAATGGCTGTATTGACATCCGTGAGCGTGGCTAAAGTATCGGTTGTATCAGGCAGACTAATTGTTCGGTCAGCAGTTGGCTCACCTGCCGATAAAGTAAGTTCATACGCATCCGCCGTGGTTCCCTCAAAAACGATTGATTGACTAAAGCCAATCTCAAGACCAGTTACCTGACCTGTGAATACTGGCGAAGCCAAAGTCTTATTGCTAAGAGTCTGTGAAGCATCTGCTAGAACTACTGTGCCTGTCGCATTTGGCAGGGTTATAGTTCTATCGGCTGTTGGGTCAGTAACAGTAAGAGTTGTTTCAAAACCATCATCTGTTGCGCCTTCAAAGATAAGATTATTGCCAGCGCCAAGAGTTACCGTTGAAGTAAAGTTTGGCGCAGACTTTAGAACATAGTCATCTAACTCTGTATCGACATCAGTAGCAAGGTTTTGAATGTCAGTATGTACAGCAGGATTATCTCCTGCTGTTGGATAGCGGAGACCTTTAGTTGTTGTGCCAGCCATGTTATCCCCTAACTATTCTTGATTCCATATAAAGTCGCAGATGAATACTGCTCAAGCGTTCCTGGGCTATCTTGACTAAAAATCTGAATAGAACTTATAGCCGTATAGTCTGACCATAAACCAGTAGTCATGTAAGGAAAAAAATCTGTCCCACTATCTGTTTGAGCCGAAGTTGTTTCAATCAAACAGGACTTATAGTGAGATGTAGAAGCATAATTTTTTATGTAAATCTGTCCTGTATTGAAACGATAAGTTCCTGCGCCAACTGCTGTTGCGCTAAATTCTATTGCTGTTCCTCCATAAGTATTTATGCCACCTACATATCGAAATGCTCGGCATGACAATGATGAAGTTGAATTATTGAAAGTCATTTTTAGATTTCCATAAGCGCTATCGGAACGCGAACTTCTAATAGAAGTAATAATAACTAAATCTGTAAAAGTTTGTGGTATTGAAGTAAATTCTAATTGGCTTCCTGTTGCTCCCGATATTGTTGCTTTTGCGATTTTTTGATAAGTTGCCATGGTTATACCGCCTTGATTCCATATAGAGTGACTTCAGAACCCGTCGCAAAATCTGTTTGACCTGATGCTGGATGAAAACTAATAGTTGTAATTGCGGATGTGCTTCTCCATTGACCCATAAAAAAATAAGTCCATACATTTCCCCAACCATTTCGATTGAGTACATTTTTATTTACACTTGTATTGGCATATTGAAAGATATGTGACCAAAAAACAGGAAAACGCCCACTTTGCGCGTTTCCGTAAGTATTTCCTACTGCGGTAACATTTGTGCTTCTACCTGCTACTGCGGAACCACCATCATCGGCACCAACATAAATCAAATTATAGTTAGTGCCAGTATCGCTATTGAAACGCATAGAAACGCTATTGCTACCGCCACTTACCGCTATAAAACTTGCTGATACTACAATGTCAGTATAAGTCTGAGGAATAGATGAAAATGTAATTGAACTTGCTTGACTCGTAAGAGTTTGCGAAGAAATTTTTTCATAAGTAACAGCCATTTTAGTCGCCTTTCAATCCATAAAGAGCAATGGTTGTATTAGCCACCATGTTCTGTGACGAACAACTAAAAGAGATGCTTGTAATTGCGGAAGTGCTTTTCCATAAGCCAGTCGTCATGTGTAATTGTTCTTCAGACCCACCATTTGTAGCGAATCCATTTAGCATCTTGGTGGATTTATATTTGGATGTCAATGTATAATCAACAATATCTAAAATAAAGGCGCTAAAATTATTAGAAGATGCTGTGGAACCAGGTCCATGTGGATACGGTATAGAAGTTTGATTGACTGCTCCACCCCCCGTAACTGAACCCGTATGTCCTTCACCACGCATAACCCAATAATTGTAATTAGAACCCGTATCACCATTGAATTGAAAAACGGCTAATTGGCTTATGCCATTGTTGTCATAACGAGTAATACCTGATAATCGTAAAGCATAATAAGTTTGCGGAATGTTTGAAAAAGTAATTACCGTATTACTTGATGATAAAGTTGTTGTAGCAATAGATTCAAACTGTCCATCGGTAAACGCACCCCTCGCAGAAGGCAGGGTAATAGAACCCGTGGTCAATGAACTGACTTGGGCGCTTGGTAACAATATCCGCTGTAACGCTAGATGTGTTGTCATTACCCTGCCTTTCTAATTAGAACTGATTTTACTAGAGAGCCGCAATCTCATCGGCGGTCAAGCCTAGAGCCGCGAGTTTTGCTTCAGCACTTGCTTTTGCCAATGCTTTTGCTTCGGCTTCAGCCTGTCGTGCGGCTTCCGCTTCAGCAAACGCTAGAGCATCTGCTTCGCGCTGTGCGATTTCTTCAGGAGTCAATGGAAGCACTTGGGATTCACCCGTTGAGCAGTCCACGACGACCTTAGTAAGAACTTCGGACATTTTTTCTCCTTTCTATTCTTATTTCTAACTCTTGCTAATTCCAAAGATAGATGCTTTGGAAAACTCGGCAAAGTTTCCTGAACTTGGGGTCACAGTAATAGAAGTAATAGCGGCGCTATTAGACCATAAACCTGCTACCCACCCGAGAATTTGGTCTTGAGCATTACCTTCGGCGGCGGTATCTATACGGATATTTTTATTAGTTGAGGCTGTGTAATTTGGAATGTAGACAAATGAATTACTAAATGTATAAGTTTCCGAACCTGAGAAATTTATCCAAACTTCTATTTGACCACCTGTGCTACTTGCCATAGCGTTGTTATATTGGGCTAAGTATCTCCAAGAGCCGTTACTTGCCGAACCATTGAAAGATAACCTCATATTGTTCCAGCGTGTAGCGCTATCTGTGCTACGGCATGAATAATATATTGCTAAATCAGTATATGTCTGCGGAATGTTATTCAAAGTGATTGTGGATGCTCCGCCACTTCCTACGGTTACTGTTGAAATGAGTTCATGAGTTGCCATGTTATGCCGCCTTTATTCCATACAAAGTTGCGACGGTTCCCGATGTGTAGTTACGCGCTTGTCCGCTAATCAAAGTGATTGAGGTAATTGCGGCTGTGCTTCTCCATAATCCACCATACAATTCAAGCGAGCCGTCATAGTTTCCGCTACGCGCTAATGTCACTTTATTTATATTAGTGTTGGCATAATCAAAGAAATGTAAATAGGTATACCAACGATTTGTAGACCACGGTTGTCCGCAACGCGAAGATGAGTAATTGGCATTTCTATCGCTGTAATTTCCTTGTAATCGTGTATCTGAATAATTATTACCTGTATCTCCATTCACATACCAATTTGAATCCATTGCCGAACCACCAGTTATCGGTGAACCGTCAATGACAAGCACTAAATCGGTATAAGTTGATGGTATGTTAGATAAAGTAAAAGATGTAGTTGAAGAAGTGAGTGTTGTTGTAGTTATTGGTTCGTAAGTTACTGGCATTTTACGCCGCCGCCTTTATCCCGTACAAAGCAAACTTACTATACTGTAAAAATGGACTTGCGCCCGAAGCGGTAATAGTAATACTTGTGACTGTGCTTGTATTTCTCCATGAACCGCTGGCGAAACCGACGCGACCTCCCAAACCATTGATGGTTCCGTTCAAATCTAAAGCAGAAAGACCGCGGACTGTGGTGTATTTATTACTATCCGAATAGTCAAAAATATCTATTATGGCTGAACCAAATCTTGTATTACCGCCCGTAGTTCCACCAAAAGTTCCTGGGGCTTGACGGATTGATGATTGTGTTGTGCCATAGGAAGTATAAAGAGTTCCTGCCGCACCATCTCCATAAAAATCATGATAGGCGTAATTATTACCTGTATCGCCATTGAACTGAATGTTTATTTCACCGATAGCATAATCAGCGCGAGTTCCTGTACTAATCATTCGTATTTGAAGATGAGTGTATGTTGAAGGAACATTACTGAAAGTTACCGTAGAAGAACTTGAGCCACCGATTGTTTCAGTTGCGATTGAAAAGAAATTGCCTACCGTAAAAGCGCCTTTTGCGCTAGGGGTCGATAACGAACCCGACAACAAGGTAGAAACTTGTATTGACGGGTTCGCTCCTAATAAACGACTTGGTAGCGACACTCGCTATCTCCTATCAGACGGTAGCGACGCGGTTTACGAATCCGTGGATTGTTACAACATTTGTTGTTCCAGCGTAAGCCTTGAGAATCAAGGAGTTACGAAGGACTAAATCAGGAACTACAAGAGTTAGACCTGAAGTTGCTGGAATTGAAAGTTTGATGTCATCATCAGGTGTAGAAGTACCGCCCCATTGAAGGGTGAGGTTTACAGCAGATGCGCTTGAGTTGTACGCATAAATCGTAATAACATCGCAATCTGTTGTTGATGATGTTGCGGTGTGGATAGTATCGCCAGCAGAAGAAGTAGCGGCGACCTTGATTCCACGACCATGAGTTGAACCCGATAGTGGGATTCGGCTTACTGTTGTTGGCATTTATTTCTCCTTATGCGAATACCTGTACCGCGAAGGCAAAGGCTTGGTCGTTTGCGGAAACTCCTGAAGAAGCCGCCGCCCATGTTGGTACTCCACCAGCCACAGTTAGAACCGTTCCAGTAGAACCAATAGCAAGGCGAGCGGGTGTATTAGCGCTTGATGCGTAAATCATATCGCCAGTTGTTGTTGTCAAAGTATTATTGATAACACCTGAAATTGTATTTCCAGTTGCGCTAATTGTTTTATTGGTAAGTGTTTGACTTCCGCTTGTAGTTACAACATCAACGCCACCAGCCTGAACTGTTCCGCTACCTTTTGCTACAAAATTTAGAGTGATATTTGTATCATCACCCGTAGCAGAAATTGTTGGCTTATTTCCAGTAGCCGCGTTTGAAATTGTTATTTCATTTACAGCCGAAGCAACCGTTGTAGGGAATTTGATAAGTTCTGCTCCGTTAGCATCATCAATTTCACCAGCAGTAGCAAACTTCGGTGTTGTCAAAGTTTTATTAGAAAGGGTTTCGCTTCCTGCGAGAGTAGCAAAATCTCCATCTGATAAAGCAGTATTGAATTGAGCGGTTGTTCCACTTAGAGTATTGCTTGTTAGATTGATTGTCTTGTTTGTAAGAGTATCTGTTGTTGCTTTCCCAACAAGGGTATCTGTTGCGTCAGGAAGAGTGATTGTTCTATCTGCGGTTGGGTCGCCAGCGCTAAGAGTTGTCTCAAACGCGTTAGCAGTTGTTCCTTCAAAAACAATGCTTTGTGAAAAAGCAACTTCTAATCCACTTTGCTGACCTGTAAAAGTTGCGTTATTGATTACTGGTGCTTCAAGTGTTTTATTGCTAAGGGTGGCTACCGCATCAGCGGTTACGCCAGCACCTCCGTTAGTGGTAATTGCCATACTATGCTATCTCGCTTCCGAACGCGTTGAATGACATACTTGCTGAAGATGCGTAGACAGTTACTACATCTGACGCATCGATTGTAAGACCTAAAGTGTAAGCCGCGGTGGTATTGGCTTGGATACTAGCGTCATAGACGACATAGTGTTCGGGAGCGATTGTCGCTCCATTTGGACGCACAGCAATTCTGTATGTACCTGAAGTACCTGCTTGGTTACAGATTGTGATAGTCGAGATAACCGTTTGTGTAGAAGCAGGGCAGGTATACAGAGTTGTATTCGTCGTGGCTGAGGGGTTGGATTGACCCAACACCTTGTAAGTAGTTGCCATACGGTTATCCTCCGATTAGAAGTAATGGACTGATTGTACCAGTCGCGTTTGAAGTGGCTAGAGAAGCGCTTGCTGAGGCGCTTGCCTCTGATGCTTCAGCCGATGTAACGAATGAAGATATATCCGCTCCATCTAAACTATAAGTACCAGCGGTCAATGCTGTATAGGTAGCAAACGCAGTATCCAATGCTGTATATGTAGCGTAAGAACTAGGGATGTACCAATACTTTCCCGAAGCAAGAATTTTGTCTGTTGTCTGATTGATTTCGACATCAAGGGCGTCAATATCATCTTCAAGTGCCGACCAACTTGTTTGGTCGATAGCCTGAACATAATTCTCACTAAGAGTTGGGGTAGGGCTGAGGTCTGCTAAATCTAAAGAGCCTACTGTGTCATAGGGAACTGAAATCGTATAAGTTCTGCCCCCAGGAAATGATTCCTCAACTGTATAAGTAAAAGGGTTAGGGACAACATCAGGGTCATTTGTTGCGGGTAGGGTAACGCTAAACGCACCTGAACTTAGGGCTACAACTATGCTTGAAGGCGCAACCATTTGGTCGTCTGTACCATTACGAAGAACATCTCCAAGAGTAAATCGAACCTGACCCTTGATTGGGTTTCCTT